ATGAATTACTCAGGCAGATAAAACTATTATTTCAAAGGGGGTCTGAATATGAACAAAATTCCTAATCTAAAGTTTAAATCATATCAAGATTATATCTTACATATTGATAGTTCATATGCAGGATATATAACAAAAGATAAGAACAAAATAGAAGACTTGATAAAAGACAATAAAGCAACAATAGATGAAATAAAAACAGAACGAAATTTTTACGGATTTACAGACTGTAGAATTATATGTTTTACAAGTGAAGAAAAACGCAAACAATATTATAGGCAATAAAACAAGACATTTATTGGCTTATAACAGAGCAGAAAGAGAGGATAATATGAACGATAAACAATTTCAAAAAGTAATGAACGAAAGTATAAAAGAAATAAATGGTGTACCAGTTATTAAAGAATGTGGGGAATGGTATTGCAATTTTGAAGACTATAAACAAGCAAGAAATAAGCAAGGCAGAAAGTGGAGTGAAAAAAGTTTTTGTGATTGGTGCGACAAATATAATTTAATGCCTAATGGGTAAATAAAATAAGGTATTTTATAGGAATGTGAAGGGGGAATAAACAATGAGTGATAACATCATTATAACAATGATTAAAAAGGAAGAACAGAAACGCAAAGCAGAAGCAGAACAATGTCAAGAATGGGGAATGTCACAGCGTAACAGACTTGTAGAAGTATTAGAAAATGCAGGAGCAACAATCACTAATCATATGTGGGATTTGCTACTGTTTAATATCAATGGTTTGCGAATTAATTCAGACGGTAAAATATGTTACCTGTCATTTTACAAAGAAAGTAAAAAGATCACGGAGTTATTAAGACGGTATAACAGTGTTATTATTGAGAATTTTAATTACATAACAAAAATATAATGAAGAAAAATGACAAAAAAACAAATGGAAGAATTCCTTAAAGAAGTCGGAGAAGCCTAAAACGGCTTCTTCTTTTTTATTTCTTCCAAAAAAATGAAAAATACAGTAAAAAAACGGCATATAGATACTATAATATATTATAATATAATGTATAATTTTACAAATAAATAAAAAGGGGAGAAAAAAGAAAATGAGGCAGAAAAACATAAGTGATTATGAGTGTGCTGTAAATTACCGTGGGGAAACCTATCGCAGCAGGGGAAACATTTTTCTGAATAATGTCGAAACGGCACGACCGACTATAGTAACTGCTGATAAGGTTCCCTATGATATAATGACCATCTTCAAGTTTGAAGAAACTGAAGATGAACTGATACTTCATAAGGGTAAACTCGTATTCAACGTTGATGAAGACGATGAAGTTGAATTCCTGGAAAAATATGATCAAAGCATAAGAGTCAATAAGGTTACAAAGGAGACAATAAAGGGCTTTGATTTTAAGAAGGAATTCTCTTATGGAGACAATTATTCAATGAAGAATATTGTGTCATTCCTGAACAAGGTAATGTTGCTCAAGAATCCATATGTCTTCAATGAGCTGGCTGCTGATTCATCATTCCTGCTTTTTTATTCATACAGGCAGAGTATTGTCTTGAAAAACTTATTCAATTTGATAGTAGACAACATTGATGGTTTTGAAAAGGTTTTGAAAGCTGGAAACAAGCGGTTCTTTGAAGAAAATATACATAAAGAAAATTTTGAAATAGGAAATGAAGGGAAGCTAAATAAGGTTGTTCAACTTCCGAAATTTGCAATTCAATATATAAAAGAAAAGAAGCTTGAACAATGTTATGATATTTTCAAAAGCATCAGCAGCGAATTTGACGGGAACAACTTAAAAATCCTGCTCGACTTCTTTGAAGACATGAAGATTTTTATAAAACAAAGCAACAGGGAAAATATAATTAAGAGCTTTTCATTGGATGTTTATTATCTAATGAAGGAATATAAATACAAGATAACGGATTTGTTGGGTTACCTTGTAAAGCAGAACTTTAACTACGGAAAGTCTGAATTATTCAGCTTCCCTATTGATGAAATAAAGGAGCTGAAAGACTATCTTGATATGTGTAAAAAATACGGGTTATCTTATGAAAAAATGCCACAATATCTTGAGCGGCAGCACAACATAGTGATGAAAAACGTACGGGTTCTTGAAAAAACAAAAAATAAGGAAAATGCTTTCAAGGACGCTGTAAGCGATTATAAATGGATGGAGCATAAAGATAAGGAGTATTCCATAATAGTACCGAAAGACATAAACGACTTAATCCAGGAAGGCAATTATTTACATCACTGCGTTGGCAGTTATGCCGACAAAGTGATAAACAAACAATCCTTGATATTCTTTATGCGCCAAAATAAAGAATTGCAAGTCCCATATATTACAATAGAGGTATTGCCTGATTTCACACTTTCAGAAGCAAGGGGAATGTATAACACCTCTGTTGAAGGTGAGGAGTTTAACTTTATAAAAAGATGGGTTAGAGCTTCTGTTTTCTCTTGTATTAAATGCGATTCAAAAAGAAAAGGGGGGCGTTAAAAGATGATTAGGTTATATTACAAAATAGACAATTGGGATTTGCTTGAAAAATACAGCGATGCGAATCTGATATATATAAAACTTGACAAAATAGAAAGAACTTTCTGCAAATGCGGTGAGGTTTATACTTCAAGAGTAACTAAATGTAAGAGCTGCGGAAACTACAATATGCTTGATTTAGGAGAACGCAGACGTTACAGGATGAGTGGGGATAAAGAGTATACAAACTTGTCCAGAAATGAAAAAACTCTTGAACCAGATGTTTGGAGAGTAGAAAGAAAAACGATCTATGTACGTTCAATAGATGAAAAAGTAATTCAATTTTACGAAGTAATAGACGGAGTTATTGAACTAGGTAATAATTATGCAAAAAGTGGATTCAGGATAGCCAGTGATGAATTACTGGCTGAAATAAAAACAGAATACCGTTATTATAAAAAATATAAAGATTCATTTGAAAGTTTGCCGAAAGATCTGCAAGTAATCCACAACCTTACGGCATTGATAAACGCAAAGAATGAATATACCGAATTTGCAACGGATACAAACATTAAACTGTATCCAAAGTTTTTCTTCTATATAATCAAAAACCATCAGAAGATTTTAGCTGAAACACAGGATATCAATATTATACTTGACAAATTCGGTATTCCCGAAGAATTCCGTCCTTACATAGAAAGGTTCTTTGATGATTATTCTTATTACTATTTCTACAGTGTAAATAATAAATTCCCAAACTACACAAAATTAAAAAAAGAGTATAAGAAAATTATCTTCACTGCTTTTGAACAGATGATATTACGTGCGACAAATATTGAAACTATTTCAAGACAGATATCTGACTTGCAGGACGTGACAGAACCGAAGGACATTTCTTTCGGGTATAGATGTTCAGCAACTGTATCACGTGATGATATAAAGTATCTGGCAGGATTTTTGAAAGAGAACCTGCTTATGTATGGGGAGGAAACTGTAAGGGAATATCTGAAGCGGGTTGACTTCCTTAAGAAAAACAAATATGAGATCAATGAAAATAATCTAAAGACAAAGAACTTCAAGTTTTTCTTCAATTATAAAAATCTTTCGGAAAAACACAGATTCCCGAAAGAAAAAGTAGACGCGTTTGCAGACCTTATAGATATAGCTCCTCTTAAAGCAGTAAACTTGTTAAGAACACGGAGGAAACTTACAAAAGCACAGCTTGAAGAAATATATAAAATCGTTAAATAAAAAAGAAGCCTTCATAAGGCTTCTTTTTTTTATAAAACAGATTTTATGAATTATTTATTGACAAAAAGTATATAAATATTGTATAATGATATCAGATTGATTAAAAAAAATTTGTGAAAGGAGTGAATTTGCATATGAAGACAATGAATATCCGTCACCTGTATAGCTCGCTTGGTTACTCATATCTTCTGTATCTTGGTATGGGTTTAATTTCATATGCAAATTTTCCTGTAGCAAATTCAAATGGAAATGGAGATCAAAGCGAGTAAACATTAATTAAAATAAAAAGTTTGCAAACAAGCCTTTTTCCATAAATGCTATGGGGAAAGGCTTTTATTATTATGGGCGGGCGGTAGCGATGGCGGTGCTACGGCAGACTGTAAATCTAACGCCTTACGGCTTCGCAGGTTCAAATCCTGCCCCTCCCACCAATAAAAATATGTCGGTATGGCGGAATAGGCATACGCACCAGATTGAGGGTCTGGGGGGTAATAAAAAACCTGTGGGAGTTCAAGTCTCCCTACCGACACCAATATATGCGCAGGTATCCAAGTGGTTAAAGGAAGCTGACTGTAAATCAGTTGCCTTCGGGCTTCGGGGGTTCAAATCCCTCCCTGCGCACCATTATAAAAATAGGGAGCTATAAACTCCCCAACAAAAACCTAACTTTCGTTAGTCTCTTTGATCTCGATAAAGTGATCTAAACATTATTATATATAATAATATACGAATAAACAAAAAATATAAAAAATAAAAGAATGATATGAGAGTGTAGCCCAATTTGGCAGAGGCGTATGGCTTAGAACCATAATGTTAAGGGTTCAAATCCCTTCACTCTCACCAATCTCATATGGAAGAGTGCCCGAGAGGTCATAAGGGGTGCGCCTCGAAAGCGTATCTGGGTTAACTGCCCACGTGGGTTCGAATCCCACCTCTTCCGCCAACCTCCAATAAAATAACTCCAATATTATTCATACAATAACTTCAATACCACAAATTATTTCTTTTAATTAAAAATTAATCAAATTTTTTATTTTTTTCCTATCACATATGTTTATCTAACTAAGATTAATAATTTTAAAACAAAAAATAATTTTGTTATAATTGGCAAAAAACAAATATAAAAAAAATATATTTTTTTATAAGACAATTTTCAGTTGACAAATTGGCATAAAAAATGTATAATGAAAATACAATGCTGATGTAAAAAAAAATAAAAAAAATTTTTGAAAGGAGTTTGATAACATGCTTGAACATAGAATGTCCTTAAAGGAAGCCTATAGATATCAGAAATTCCTTGAAAATAATATATTCTCTCTTACCTGCTATTTGCATGGGAACAATGCTATAAAAATCACTGAAACACATCAAAAATCGAAAGTAAATCCTGATGCACAGGATGAAACAATAGATGCTACTCCTGAAAGGCAATATGACTGCAGTATTATAGAAATTGCAAATCTTGTCAATGAATTGATACAGCAAAAATTGCAGCTTTCCATGGCGATAGAAAACGCAAAGAAAGGTCTTTATATTGACTGGAAGGAAGATGGCAAAAATCTTACTGTTGACTCTGCAATTGAATATGCAAAGAAAACACGTGAATTGGCAGAGCGTCTGAAATACCTGTTGAATTTAAAGACAAACACAACAAAGAAAGTAGGAACTGACTACAAATTCAACCAGGAAGGAAATCAAACGCAGTATAAGTATAATATTGACGTATTGACAGAAATTGATTTCGACAGGAATGTAATAAATACATTGTATAAAAAGCTGCTTAATAAAGCAGACACATTAAGCACTCAGATTGAGGAAACAATGTTGCAGGAAGCAGTAGAATATATTCCAGTATACAGCCTGCATGATTCCACAGATGAAATCGTAGAAGCATATCTCCAGAAAATTAAAAAGAAATCCGAATAAACAAAGCAGTAATGAAAATAAACTGATGTAGGGATTGCTTTTAAGCTGTCCCTACACCAGTTCCCAATACTTGTCCAAATGGAGGCAAAAGTATGGTCCAAATGGAAGCGAAGAAATAATTGTTTTTATTAAAAGCAGAAGGCTGAAAGTGTGAATCGGTTCCTGCCGACGTGAGAACTACGTCATGTCGGGGTTGCAAGCACCTAAGCTTGTGTTAATAATGAAGGTTCGGGAAACCGAATTGTTTATCTAATAAAAACAAGTACACATTTGAATGATGAATATTCAAACAGGTGTGTTTTGCTACTACTTAAAAATCTGTCGCGAACCGATTCGTTAAACGTAAAACCGCAAAACCCGCGATACCGCCAATACGTTAATCCGTTAATTCAATAATACGTTATCGCGTTTCGCTTTGCGCCGTATGTAAATGAAATATCTGAAATGGTTTTTCAAATTCTGATATTCATATAAAAAACAAATTTAATTCATTTTGTTCCCGCATGAAGTTCCAGATTTTCCTGGGATGGATTGCAAAAAATGATTCCGTTTTAGTCCTTCTGCTTTTAACCAAGATAATTATTACAGTAAAAAGGAGGAATTCAGAAATTGGATAAAAAAGAAAGAAAGATCAATCCAGACAATATAAACCTGCAAATAGACGAAATATCGTTCTGGGGAGAAAATGAAAACTACAAAGGTGGAATGAGGGTTTCATGGTCGTCAAATATTGGTTTCGGCGAACTTAACATTGTAATGGATAAAGAAGAAAACCTGCTGGCATATACTGAATATATGGACTACCAGGAAGATAAAAGCTTTACGGAAAAAATACTTCAGCTATTACTCCAAAAGCTTATAATCGTTGACTAACACGCGTCAACTACTCCACCCTATAGAGGGTGGAGCTTGTGATTAACAAGCTCAGTTGATTAGCCTCAGCCAGGGGGGGTATTAACCCTATCGGGCTACGTTATATGGGAATATGTAGTCACCATAGGATGCTCCACAAATCCTATGCTCTGAGGGCAGTGGTTAAACATATCTGAGGGTAGGAGAAGTGCTGCTGCCATACAAGACCCCATATAACATTGGCGATGTGGACTTACCACTGCTTTGTAGTGAGTTATTATTCTTTAAGGAGGGTCAATGTGGTATTTTTAATATCTAAAGAAGATAAAAAATTGTATTTATGACCGAGGAAGTTTTCTTGTTTATAATAAAATAAACGGCAATATGGTTCCGAATGAAAAAAAATCTTGTCCACAGTGTAGAATTAAAAGGAAACTTCACGCATCTGTTTGAACAAATGAAAACTTATATATACAAGATGTGTGAAATTCACGGTATAAAACTATAAAAAAACTTGACAAGATAATAAATAAATGTTATATTACTAATGTGGAACATCTATTAAGAATATTATTGGCTATCAAGAATAAAATGAATAAAAAACATGAATAAACTGAATTCTTTAATAGAAAAATTACGGCAGATTGCAGAATTTAAGAAAAAAAATAACAGTTGAAGATTTCATAAAACAATTAACTGATACAGCAAAATATGAATTGATTATATAAAAAATCTGCGAAAGGAGAAATGGACATGATGAACATTTACGGAAAGTTATTAAGTTTATCAAGCAACTTATCAAGCTCATCCTTGTTGTCAAGTTTGGGTTCAACTTCATATGTCCATTTTTTCATAGCGGATGAAAGAGGTAACAAAGTTTAATCCAATAAAAAACAAATTCTGAAAAATAAAGCCTCTGTCAGTAGCTATGACAGGGGCTTTTTATATTAATGAATGATGGAAGGGTGCTCGAGTGGTTTAAGAGAGCCAAAGCTTTTGAAAATTATAAAAAATGTGATAATAGTGGCGAAGGAATTTATGGGCTTATAGGAAAATGGCGAGCAAAAGCCAAAAAGAATATGCACAAGATCTTGCGTAAAAGGAATAAAATGAAACTTGCTAAGGAAATTAAAGAAATATAAATATGGGGGTATGGTGGAACTGGCAGACACAGCGGACTTAAAATCCGCTGGGGGTAAAATCCCTCGTGAGGGTTCAAATCCCTCTACCCCCACCAAAAGCAATATACGGAAGGGTGTCCGAGTGGTTTATGGTGCTGGTCTTGAAAACCAGCGGGCTTTAAAAGGCTCCGTGGGTTCGAATCCCACCCCTTCCGCCAGCACGGGGATGTGGTGGAACTGGCAGACACGCTGGTCTCAAAAATCAGTGGTAATAATACCGTATCGGTTCGAATCCGATTATCCCCACCAAATAAAACAAAAAACCACATATTAAATGTGGTTTTTTTTGTTATTTTTCTTTTATTCACTTGTCTTTTATTCACTGGAAGGCTTTCTATATTCACTATAAAACCCTTCCAATTCTGATAACGGAATACATCTAAAAGCACTTTGCCATTTTGATTTTCCACGGACACTCACAGCATTTAGTTTCAACGGATACTTTTGTTTTATCTTTTCATAATGATTTTTGAATTCCCCCGTAAAGGGAATAATAATCATTGTTCTTGTAGCTTTTGATACAAAGACTAAAGTATCCGCCTTTGTTTTGAAAAACCACCCTTCTTTTATAGGTCCAAGTTCCTTGTTATAATTAGTATATTCCTCTATATATATTTTACCATCATCTTTGTAGTTTGCTTTTATCTCATACATACCTAACTGCGATGTATAATCCGTATCCATAATCTGAAATTTCTGTTCGCCACTGACATCATTAAACTTTATTTTCATGAATTCAAGAAAGTCTTCTACAAATATTTTTTCCCCTTCTTTTCCTTTTTTGATATCAGCAGCAAAGTAAGTAGTTCTTGATGCGACCTGCACAAAATTTCCCCCTATTCATTGCATAATATTGAAAAACTTANAATAAATTATATTCCCAGGGAATAAAAAAAATCATATTTTTCACACAAAAAAAGAACGCTTATTCAGCGTCCCCATTCAGACAGTTTTCTATATACGAAATTCCTTTTTTGTATACTTCATCATCCAATTCTATGCAGATTGCATTTCTTTCTGTTTCTTCAGCAGCGATTAATGTGCTCCCTACCCCACCAAACATATCCAGTATAGTATCCCCTTTGTTTGTTGACTTTAATATAAAAAACTTCAATAACTCAATAGGCTTTTGATGAGGATGAATAAGCTTTTTCGCAGGTATTTTGGAATAACACAGTATGTCATCATGCCTTTTTGTTCCGTTTATTTCATTCAGTTGCCTTTTCCCCTTTACTCCAAATATAATACACTCATACCTGTTTCCATATGCTCCAGTCAAATCACCGCTGCCCCTGTTTCCTTTGTCCCATATAAGAACGTTTTTTATATTGTAATATTTACGAAGCATAGGAATTTGCTTTTCAAGTTCAGTCCATTTTGTAAACCAGTATATATGTGAATTATCAGATAAACACTTATAAGAAAGTTCTATTGCTTTTTTAAGCAATTCCTTATTGTTTTTGTCATTTTTTATCCCTTTCCTGGTGGTCATATCAGATTTGTCTTTTCTTCTATTACTTTTGTGATTTATTCCATATGGTGGATCCACTATTATACACTGAACTTTTTTATTTTCTTCAATTATTTTTTGTAATTGATTTAAACAATCATCATTTATGTATAAACTTTTCCCAAAAGACTTGATATCCATAATAAACCCCCTCTAAAAAAACAAAAAAGAAATCATATAAGCATTATAATTATAACATGTTTTTTTTATTAAAACAACTAACAAAATATATGCGGCATTTCCGAAGAAGACATGGCAGATAAAATCATGAAAAGAATTAATTTTCTCGAAGAAGCATACATGGCAGAAAAAGAAAAAACAGAATAAATATATTTTTCCTTCCTTATTTTTCTATTCTTGAAAAAGAGAACAAATATTGTTCTCTTTTTTTATTACTTCTTTGTTTTAAATATTGAAATTATTTTAATTGCATGCTATCATTAAACTAATGAATAAAAAAAAGGAAGTGATTTCTTTTGACGAACGGATTGATTCAGGCAAATGAATTGGAACAATGGGAAAAAGAACTGAAAGAACAGATTTCATCAGCAAATGGAAACGAAAGGCTTATTTTAGAACGAAAACTGCAAAAAATAGAATCAATAGAGAAAAGAATCAGAGAACATTTTACAATAAATCAAATTTCAAGCAAAAAAAATAAAAGAAAAATTTATGTGAAATAAATCTATTCTACGAACAGAACTATATGATTTCAAGGGGGGAGTAAGTAATATGAGGTCAAAAACAATAGCAATATTCATTATTTTGATAGTATTGATAATAGCTCTGGTAATTGGAACCATGATATTTTTTAAAGACCGCTTCTATCCAAGGACTACATTAAATATTGGACCTGAACAGCTTGATATAAGTTTGAAGACATATAATACCGTAGCTGAAGAAATAATGAATATGCTTGAAAATAAAACATATACGGTAATAGATTCTTATTCAAATGAACATAACGTAAAACTAAATGATATAATCACTGAAATAAATAAACAATTATTACTTGATAAAGTAGAAAATATAAATAAAAAATTGGGTGAATCGGAATATACTTTAGATTTAAGCGGTGTCATTTTACTGGATCAGGATAAAATAAATTCATTCCTGGATAAAATAGCATCAGAAAAAAAAGAATCCCAAAATGCTTATGTATTTTTTGACGAATCTTTAAAAGAATTCGCCATAAAACCAGAATACATCGGAAACATATATGTTAAAAATGTTTGCGATTTATTTAAAAACAACTTTGATTTATTTAAAAATACAATAAACCTTTTGGATTTAAACGCTTATAAACTCCCTGAAATAACAAAAGACAACCCAGATTTACTTTCAGATTTGGAAAAATTGAACAGCATGAAAGATGTTGTAATAGAATACTCTTTTGGGAATAACCAGGAAACACTTGATATGGGGACTTTCCATTCATGGCTTTCGCTTACTGACGAAGGGCTTTCCATTGATAAAGAAAAAGTCAAGGAATATGTCAAAGACTTGAATGAAAAATATACGACAGTAGGAAAAGCACGTGAATTTAAAACAAGCCTTGGTAATCAAGTAACATTAAATAAAGGAAATTATGGTTGGCTGCTTGATACTGAAAAAATGGAAGAAGATATACTTGAACATTTAAATAATAAAGAATCCATAAAAAAGGAAGGTATTTACAAAAAGAAAGCAGAAAGCTATGGTGATTTGGATTTTTCGGACAGTTACGTAGAAATAAGCATAGCCAACCAGCGTTTATGGATGTATGTGAACGGAGAATTAATTGTTGAATGTCCAGTTGTAACTGGTTGTGTAAAGGATGGGCACAGCACTCCTACTGGGGTTTATTCACTTACTTATAAAACAAGAAATACAGTATTACGCGGACCTGATTATGCAGTACCCGTATCATACTGGATGCCTTTTAATGGTGGCATAGGATTACACGACGCAACATGGCGCAGTAGTTTTGGTGGAAACATTTATAAAACAAATGGTTCACATGGTTGTGTGAATATGCCGCTTCAAAGTGCAAAGAAAGTATACGAAAATATAACAAATACAATGCCAATAATAGTGTGGTAATATACACTGTATTTGCTATATATAATATATAAAAAAATAATCATGGGAGGAATCATATGGCACATGATGATTTAGCACAGGATTTTATGGTGGAAATGGCAGCAATACTGCACGGAAAAAGACCACCTTCACAGCTTGAGCTTGAAAAGAAAAGGGCGATGTTTCTTGAAGGATACATAAGATTCGCAGAAATATTCGCCCAATCTGAAATAGGGGACATGGAAGTAGACATTACCAAGTTAGCATTATATATTTACAGCCCAGAATTTCAATATAATTTGGCATATGAAATCAATACAATGGACGACGTTTATAAAATAATAGAAGATGATATTCTAAATGGTATGCCAATTTGGAGATTTTTTAAGTGTTCACCCAAAATGATTGATACCCTTGAAAAAAACTTTCAAACAGAAATGGAAGAAGAAACAAGAAAAATAAAAGAAAAATTTATTTGTAAAAGATGTGAATATTTAAGAGAAGAATTTACGTCCTTGGGACACTATTGTGTTTGCAGAAAAAAGAGCAGGGGATATTATGATTACACAAAGATAAAGAAATGTAAANATTTCAAGGAAAAGAAAGATTAAATGGACGAAACTGCTTCTTTAAAAGAAGCAGTTTTTTTATCAAATAAAAAATGTATAATATATAAAAACCATAAAGAAACAGAGGAGTAGGAAATAATGAAGGTTGGATTTCCAGAAAGTGTAAAGAAAATTTTCAGCATTATGGCTGAAAATGGTTGTGAATGCTTCCTTGTAGGGGGTTGCATACGTGATATTATTTTAGGAAAACATCCAAAAGACTGGGACTTTACAACTAATGCACAACCAGAACAAATCATTGATGTTTTTACAAATAAAGGGTATGAAGTAATTCCTACTGGGATAAAACATGGAACTGTAAGTGTTTTAATAAGTGATGAACTGTATGAGATCACAACATACAGAATAGACGGAAAATATTCTGACGGACGCCATCCTGACATAGTTAAATTTACAAATTCAATAACGAAAGATTTGCAAAGAAGGGATTTCACAATAAATTCGATCGCATTTAACCCGCAGATTGGATTTGTTGATCCTTTCGGAGGACGGGATGACATAAACAATAAAGTAATCAGGACAACAGGAAAGGCAATAGATAGATTTACCGAAGATGCTCTGCGTATGCTTCGGGCAATCAGGTTTGCGAGTGTCCTTAATTTTTCAGTAGAAGATGAGACAATAGAAGGAATAAAAAAACTTGCTCCATCTATTGAAAAAATAAGCAAAGAAAGGATTATTTCCGAATTTGGGAAAATACTTACCAATAATTCCATGGTTGGGATATCTTTGTTATTGAATACAGGTCTCTTAAAGCACATAATCCCGCAGGTGGGAAATGTCGAATTGAATTTTTTCAGAACATCGCCTGCAGATAAAGATATAAGGCTGGCTGGAATGCTTTACGATGCAAAAGATAATGCTTTTAATATACTGAAATCGCTTAAGTATGACAATGAAACAATAGATAGTGTAACTACCATTTTAAAGTATGCTGATTACAATATCAATTCCAAAACATATTTGAAAAAAATTATAGGTAAAATTGGAAAAGATAAGGCAATCAAACTTTTTGAATTCAGAATAGCTATGGCGGAAGCAAAAAATAATATTGCAGCAGCAAATGAAAACAGGGATCATATTGAATACATAAAAGAAGTATTTGCAAAGAATATTCCTGTTTCTATAAAGCAATTGAATATCAACGGCGATGAGTTGAAAAAAATGGGGATACCTGAAGGAAGAAAAATAGGTAAAATATTAAATTACCTTATGGAAAGAGTCCTGGAAAATGAAGAACTCAATAACAGAGAAACATTGATTCAAATAATAGAAAAGGAACAGCTTATTTAAGCTGCTCCTTTTTTATTCAAATATACCACCCAAAATATATTCTTTTTTCACAATATCATCTATTTCTTCATCTGTTAATTTTCTCAGTTTAAAATTCCGATACCTGAATATCTCTCCACATTTGCAACTACTTAAATCCTCTTTTTTAGGAAACGAGTCTGCGGAAGAAATACTAATAAGCTGCACCCAGTCATAACCCCATTCCAAATCATCCGCATTTGCATGTTTATGTATACTTTTTCCATTTTTCAATTTTGACATTATCATATCAACTTTTTCTGGATGTCTTTCCTTTATCAATTCAAAATCTACTTTCAAAAACATATATAGATTTTCTCCCATTTTTTATTAAACTATATACATTATATTTTAAACTATAAAAAATCATAAAAGACATGATATCATATATATATAGAAAGAAATAAAACAATTACAGGTGGTGAAAAAATATGGACGAATTTTATAAATTTCCACGAACAAAACATCTACAAGGGAGTATAGGAACAGAGCAGGTTAAGGAAATGATATAGGAATCTCCTTATGGGACACAAATGATATAAGTTGTATATATGCGTTTCGAAGACAATGAAAAATTGATAGAAAGGTTAAAATATGTAGATCCTAAATTTACAGCAAGTATAAATCATACTCCTTGATATTTAAAGCCAATTGAAAAAAACTGGTTAGAAAGTGAAACAGGGAGTCGTTAATAACGACTCCCTGTTATTATATAGAGAACCATTCAGCATGGATTAATTACGCGCTTTCTTGTTATATAATACCAACAGCCGCTTTAATTAAGACCCCTATAATTAAAGAAGCGCTGAATATTAAAGCAATTATTGTGTTGTGATTCAACTTCTTCATTTGTTTCAACTCCTTTCAGCAAGATGTCTGTCTAACTGTTTTCTCTCTCTTTTTCCTATCTTTCTCTATCTTTGTATTAATTAACTATTATTTCCTTTTTCACTTTCATAATAACATTATATTCTTCATATGTCAACATTGTTGCAAGGGCAACAATAATGACTTGACGATTTTTGCAGTTTTTTCTGAATTACATAAAGCCTATAATTATTGAAAATAAAAGATTTGAGGTTCCCATAACTAGGCTCTTCCGTCGTAAAATTTTTCTCGTTTTATAAAAAAAAATTACTTGACTTTTTAAAAAAAATACTTTTTCTGAATAGTATCTATTTATAAAAATAACACACAACATATTGTGTATATGTAGAAACCAGTAAATAAAACAGATCAAAGTCCAGCTGTAATATATATATATTCAGAAGAAATAAAAAAGCCGCCACTTAAAAAGTGACGGCAAAAATCAGTAACTTACGTCAAAATTTAATTCTCTTGCTATCATTGTGAGATATTTTTTTTCATTGGCATCATCGGATACATTAAGTCCAGCTTCAACTATTAAATACAACCTATCCATTTTTTCATCAATAAAAGTTTTAATCGGCTTGTACTCTTCGTCAGAAATGTTAATAGCATCAAACATAAGGAGTTGTATATCCTTGTGGGTTACAAGATCTGACTTCCTGTTAAGTTTATATAACAAATCAAGAAATTTCATACATATGTATTGATATTTCAAGTCTTCCTGATCAATAATTTTGTGATCATTTTTAAAAAACAACTCCAATTCCAATTGGACAAAATCATACACAAAAATTTTCTTCTTTGCCCTTCCATGGAGTAAAGACAAAGTGTCTTCAGCAAGTTTTTTATAATCCATAACCTCACACTCCTTCGTGAAAACACAAAAGCTAAATTATCAAATATCAATATTCCCTTTACACTTACAGAAACAATGTTACCAATTTGTAATAATTTTGTCCAGTCCTAAATTCACAAATTTGACAAAAAAATTTTTGTATACTTTTCACAGTGTCAAATGGAAAAAATTCAAATATATTCATTCCTTTAAGAATATAATTAAAATAAAGCAAACATACTTATATATAACAAAGGGGGGGGAAATATTGTTGGAAAAGACATTATTATTAATTGATGGATCGTCATTACTTAGTTCCTCTTTTTACGGAAACCTTCCAGAAGAATACAAAAAAGCAAAAACCGAAGATGAATATAATAAAGCCCTTCCCTTGCTGTTGCATACATCTGACGGTAAATATTATACAAATGGAATATACGGTTTTTTAAGAATAATGTTCAAAATCATTCGTGAACATAATCCGACTCATCTTGCAATAGCATGGGATAAATCAAGAAATACATTCAGAAAAAAGCTTTTCCCAGACTATAAAGCTCATAGGAAGGCAGTAAGGCAAGAATTGATATCACAGTTTGATCTGACGCAAAAATTTCTTGAATATATAGGGGTACAGCAATTTGTTTTTGAAGATTACGAAGCAGATGACATCATTGGAACATTATCGCATAAATTCTCGGATGAAGCTTCAATTATAATCTTATCAAAAGACAGGGATGTCCTGCAGCTTATTAATGATAACACATCAGTATGGCAAATAAATCCATTTGCTGCGAAATTTTACAAAAACAGAGGCATAAACTGGAAAAATCTGAATATTCCAGAGAAAACAATACTGTATGATAAGAATTCTATGATGGATTATTTGGGAATAACCCCAGAACAGGTCATTGATCTGAAGGCATTGCAGGGGGATGCGAGCGATAACATACCAGGTATTCCTGGGATAGGTGAAAAAACTGCAATTGGTCTGATAAAATATTTTGGCAGCATAGATGAAATGTACAGGCAAATCAATACAATGACAAAAGATCAGGAAAAAAAGATAAAAGAAGATCTCAAAGCCTTGGGTGTCAGCAGGGTTTCCTTTGATAAAATAATTGAAGGAAAATCATCCGCAGAATTAAGTAAAAAACTTGCGGAAATAAAAACAGATATTCCAGAATTAAAGCATGTTTCCCTGGATTCTTTAATAATCCATATTAATGACACAAGAAAAGAAAAAGCACTGCAAAGGCTTGAAATGAAAAGCCTGCTTGAAAAATAGACAAAACAAAAAAGACAACCAATTTACGGTTGTCTTTCTTTTTACTTTTTTAAAGTTAATTCATTGATATGCATAATAATTTCTTTTATATTATAAAAATTTGTTTCATCAGGTAATACGGAATTATTGAAAGCATATTCAAGCTCTTTTGAAAGCTCTGGATATATTTCAGTCAATACAACAGATATTGGGATTTCCCCATTTCTGATCTTCAACAACAGATCAATATCACCTGCTTCTTTTCTTGATGTTATAATTCCCTTGCCAGAAAGGATTTCTGTGCCCATTTTCATGAGCCTTACAAGATGCATGCAATGCTTTTCAAGCTTTTCCTGGGACTTTTTCCTGTTCCTTTTATTCAATTTCCCGTACAATTTTACAGTCTGCAGCATTGAATTAAGCACAGCAGTAAAATCTCTTAATGGAAAAGCTTTAAACCTGGCATCAACAACTATTTCCTTATCCATATCCTCCTTAATGGAATCTGCGATATAAACCTTAAATTCTTCATCTATTTTAAGTTTTCGTGATGCATTCTGCATTGCTTGTTCCATTTGCCTTCTGACAGACTTCAATATATGCATTTCTTTTTCAACCTGCGCCATACTATCCCTTGCCAAGGCATTCTGTACTCTTCCAAGCTGATCTTCTGCATATCTTCCAAAAGTGTAATACACTTTTCTGGTCAAAAAATGATGCGCATTTTCCCGCAAAAAACGAGCAGCATAAGAGTCAAAGAATATTTTCTCCTGCGGAAGCCCCATAATTTCAAGTATGTTAGGATTACAAGTATATAACAGCTTTGCGTATCTATTAAAAAAATAAACTGTAGTATCAGTTGCTTCGTCTTCATACTGTTCAATTTCAAAATCTTTGATAAACAAGATGTTTTCTCTTGTATTAAATGCGATTCCCCTTATATCCACATCAGAAGGTTCTTCTTCAATAAGGTTTCCACTTTCATCCATGACTACCTTTAATTCCTTTTTATTGGTATCATACGCATAGCTGCCTCCCAACCCGACCATCATAAGACCGTTTGGGAAAATATCCTTGTTCCTTAAAAAGTCATACTGTTCTGAATTAAGTAATTCTTCAAAATCTTCCCTAGTTCTGTAAATCTTTTTTGTATCCATTGTTATCTTCCTTTCTTATAAATATCTTCCTGCGAAACGATATTTAATCTTTTCGAAGAAGACAGTTGTAACTCCTATATAAATGATATTTGTCAGGCTTATAACTTTGTCAAAATACTGAAAAGTAGGATTATCACCACATACAAAACATTTAAGCAATCCCAATGTAATAATGATAATACCGATAATCCTTTTATCGGAAAAAAGCAATACTATTGCCATTATCCAATAACATAGGTTTAAAAAACTGAAAATATCCTTGTTATTGCAAATTCCGCTGAACAATCCGAAGTTTAAGAACAATTCGACAATAACCGCGGAAATAAAACACATTTTCATCATAGAATTCAGGTTCATCTTCATATCAAGAAGTGTTTTATCCCTGTCAGACATTTTGAATTCCTCCCCATATTTGATTATTTTTACTATTATTTATTATAGATAATTTTTATTCTTTTAGCAAGAAAATTTTTTATATTTTCTTTATTAAGAAACATGCATTTTTTCTATAATATATAAAAGGGGAGTGGTTTCATCCCTTTAGGGAAAAATAAGGAGGGAGAGAATATGAAATTCTGTAAGGTTTGGTTACTGATCGTGTTTTTAATTTGTTTTTTTTATATAAGTTTTTCAAGCAATATATCAGCAATGATTGATAACCCAGAGAATACAGATATTCTATATTTTAATGGATATTTAAATTTTTGCTTTAACGGTATAACGAAAATTTTTGTTTCAAACGGTTTGGTAAATGATAACAATGTAAAAAAAGAACCAATTTTCAGTTATACGAGCAGCCCGAATGATGATGTCATAAATAGGATACAAAGGAGTTTAAATAACAAAGCAAATGAGATACTGAATGACTTTCTTAAAAAAACCGTAGGAAGGGACATAAATGATATGGTCAATTCAATTAACTCATTACCTCTTCAATAACACTAAAACCATTAAGATTTTTCTTAATGGTTTTTTAATTACTTGAACCTCTCCACCTTACGCTTCGCTTAGAAGGTGGAGATTCTCGCTTCATCAGCCTCGTAACCTACTACCTCCACGAGCCTCACTTTCGGACGGTTCCCGCCCTAGTGTATTTTTATATAACTTAATCCTAGTTCTTT